AACGGCAACTTGCCTTCAATCCTTGCTGTGTCTCCAAACGTCTGGAAGTTGATGGGTTCACTCAGCGACACTGCAGACCGTCCATTGTTCCCACAGGTTGGGCCAATGAACGCATTTGGTTCACTCAGCCCCGGTGGAGACGCTGGTTTCGCTTTCGGACTTCGTGTAGTCGTTGACCGTAACTTGACCTCAGCAGGCATGACAATCCTTGACCCAACAGCAATTGAAAACTGGGAACAGCAAAAAGGCGCAATCAGCGTTGAACAGCCTTCACAGTTGTCACGTCAAATTGCTTTCCGTGGTTACTTTGCCTCGAAAGTCATTGACGCAACCAAGACCATCAAGGCTGCTTTCGTCTAAACCGACGAACTACTAGAGGAACTGAAGAACCATGGCCAGTTATGATCTAGCGTTTCACACACGCCTAGACGGTGTTGTGGTTCTTCAGACCTTCGTTGAAACTGGCATTCAAGTTGGCGATGTTGTCACCATCGCTGGCGCTGGGCATAACATCAACGGCACACACACCGTTCTATCAACGCAAGACAACGAATTCATTGGACAGTCAGACGAAGGCGACTTTGAGTTTGACAACGAAGTCATTCGACTGTTTCAGTTTCTCTTCCGAGACGCTGACGGTGACCTAGAGCGTTCTGTTGCTACAGGAACTGTGACCTTCACACCGTCTGTATCGTGGATACAGGCTTCCGATGTCACAAGTTGGTTAGGTATTGACGTGGCTACTGCTAACGACACGGCCTTCATAACGGTCTGCGTCAATGCCACCAACAACTGGTGCTTCAGAAAACGTCGTGAGGCTGGTTACACAGACTCGATGACGACAGTGCCCGGTGCCGATGTAAAACTCGGTGCGATCATGTATGCAGCAACTCTTTACCGTGAGCGTGGCTCTGCAGATTCGTTTGCCTCATTTGACGCAATGTCTTCAATACCTATCCCCTCAACCATGGGACGGATCATGTCTCTCATTGGTTGTGGCCGTCCACAGGTGGCGTAATGGCTGCATCTGGAATCCTTGTTGACGCAGTGAACGCAATCAAAACGGCGCTCACAGCGTTGGGTTTGAAACCAGTCACAGACCCACGCAACGCACGCCCCATGTCTGTCTTCATTGAATTACCAGTGATGACGTCATACACATACAACATTGGTGATTTTCGCATTCCAGTTCGCATACTTGCAGCTCCTCCTGGCAACCAAGATTCAGGTGATTACTTGATGACAACGGTTGACACAATCATGAACTCTTCCATTGCCGTAGTTGACGCCCGACCGGGCAACGCTTCTTACGGTGGGCAAGACATCCCAACATACGATTTGACTGTGGCTATCGCAGTCAAACGAAACTAGAAAGGTCAGAAATGGCAACAACAACATTCCTTAGCAATGCAACGATCAACATCACGCAGGGCGCAACTACTTACGACTTGAGTGATCAGGCAAACGCTTGCACAATCACCATTGGTCAGGACTCGCTTGAATCAACAGCATTCGGTGACACTGGTCATCGCTTTGTTGGTGGCCTTCAGAGCGTTGAAGTTTCAATTGACTTCTTCTTGTCTTACGGTGGCTCAGGCGCAACGTCAGAAGTTGAAACAGCACTTGCAGCAATGGTCGGTCAAGGCAACACCACACTTGTCATCAGCCCATCTGGAACGACCGAATCGGCGTCTAACCCTGAGTACACCATTACAAACGCAATGATGGAAAACTTCACACCAATCAACTCAACCGTTGGTGAACTCGCAACCGTCACGGCTACCTTCACTGGTGGCACATGGGCACGAGACATTACCTGATCTAAGGAACGAGGGAAACAATGAAAATCCAACTACGCATCACGCCCAACGAAGGCGAACCATACGAACTAGAAACCAATCTGTTCGTCATTGTCGCTTGGGAACGCAAGTTCAAACAAAAAGCCTCAACGCTCGCTAACGGCATCGGCATTGAAGACCTTGCGTTCATGGCCTATGAATGCTGCAAACAAAACAACATTCCAGTTCCAGTTTCATTTGACGAATACATCAAGAAAGTCAATGCCGTCGAAGTAGTTGGTCAAGAAGACCCAAAAGCCACCGAAGCAACAGTTACCGAAGAGCCTTAGCAGAGGTACTTGTTGCAACAGGGTTTTACCCCCCACAAATAGAATTCGAGATTGACGATCTAACGACAGTCATTGAGATTCTGAACAACCAGCAGAAAGCACAACGGAAATGACAGCATCAGCCTCCATAGAAATAGCAGGTCTGAAAGAAACCATCCGTTCCCTGAACAAGGTTGAGCCGGGGCTTCGTAAAGAGTTCACCAAGAACGCCAACGAAATCGCCCAACCTGCTATTCAGGAAGTGCAAAAGGGCTATGCCAAGATTCCTTTGTCGGGTATGGCCCGAAACTGGACAGACAAATCAGGACGCAAAATCTTTCCGTTCTCGGTGGCAAAAGCACAGTCTGGAGTCAAGTTGAAAGTGGACGCTGCAAGGGAAGCAGTCAGCCTGCTTTACATCACACAGACCTACGTTGGCGCTGCCGTGTTCGAGGCTGCAGGGCGTAGCAACCCCAACACACTGGGAGACTCTCTAGGGCCACTCAAACCCAACCAGACGAGAGTTCTTGGGCCTTCTGTATTTAGGAAGCGTGGCGAGATTGAAAAGGGCTTACAGCGCCTCTCAATGGATGCCATTCAACGAGTCCAAAAGGAACTGAACTAATGGCTCTTGCTATACCAATCATAAGCACCTTCGACGGAGGTGGAGTTTCCAAGGCCATTTCGGAATTCCGAAATTTGGAGGGCGCAGGAAAAAAGGCGCAGTTCGCCATCAAGAAAGCAGCCGTCCCTGCAGCTGCAGCCTTGGCTGGTTTAGCCGTCGTTTTAGGCGACGCAGTGTCAGGCGCTATTGAAGACGCTGCAGCCCAAGACTTGCTTGCTAACAGCCTAAAAAAGACCACTGGTGCAAATGACGACCAGATTGCCAGTGTTGAAGATTGGATTACTGAGCAAGGAAAGTTGCTGGGTTTTTCAGATGACAAATTGAGGCCAGCGTTTGGCAGGCTTGCAAAAGCAACTGGTTCAGTCACTGAGGCTCAGAACTTGGCTAAACAGGCTATGGACATTGCCACAGCCACCGGCAAACCATTGGAGACTGTTGTAGGGGCGTTAGAAAAAGCCTATGGAGGCAACCTCACAGCACTTCAGAAACTTGCGCCTGAATACAGGCAAATGATTGAAGATGGCGCATCCTTTGAAGACGTCATGTATGCACTTGCCCAGACCACTGGAGGCGCAGCTGCAGAAGCAGCCGAAACCACGGCAGGCAAATTTGCTCGACTGAAACTTGGTTTTGACGAAACAAAAGAATCTATTGGTGCAGCGTTATTGCCAGCCGTCGAAAAGTTGTTGCCATACCTTCAAAAGTTTGCTAGTTGGGCACAAGACAACCCACAAACATTCATGATTATTGCTGGCGCTCTAGCAGCAATTGCAGCGTCAATTGTTGCCATCAACATTGCCATGGCACTAAACCCAATTGGGCTAATCGTCATCGGCGTTGGTCTGCTAATTGCTGGTCTTGCCATTGCCTACACAAAGTTTGAAGGATTCCGAAAAATTGTCGACGGCGTATTTGGCGCTATCAAATGGTGGATTACTAACGTTGTCATTCCACAGTTCAACCTGATGCTCACAGTGTTCAAAACCATCTTCAACGGCATTGCCTCAGTCTGGAACAACACCATCGGCAAATTCTCTTTCACTGTGCCGTCGTGGGTTCCCGGTATCGGTGGCAAAGGTTTTTCTATGCCCGACATCCCGATGTTGGCTGCAGGTGGCATCGTCACTGGCCCGACGCTGGCGATGATTGGTGAAGGCCGTGGCCCAGAGGCTGTGATTCCATTAGATCGCATGGGCGAGTTTGGCATGGGTGGTGGCACAACTGTCAACATCAACGTCAACGGTGGCGACCCACAGGCTGTGGTGCAGGCACTACGCACCTACATGAGGCAAAACGGTTCTATCCCTATTCGAGTAAGCAACATTTTCTAATGGCTTTGGGCTTGCAAGAATACAAAGTTTCCTATTCGGCTGACAATGTAACGTTCACTGCACTAACCAATGTTCAAAACATCAACTTGTCAGTAGGCATTCAGGCTCAACTAGACCAAATCAGAGCCTCAACAGGGCAGGTAGTTGTTAGGTATCCAACAGGATTTGCTTCACCGATCACGGCTCTCAAAGCAGGCACATACATAAAGATTGAAAACGACACAAATCCGAGTCCCTATGTTTTGTGGGTAGGGAAAATCTCTAATGTTGTCGTCGAGTATGGCATCCCCTATTCGGCTGGTGTAGGCCCTGCTGACTTCCTAACTATTTCCTGCGAAGGCTTTTTTGCTGACTTGGGTCGTATGACAGGAAACAACTATTCAATGGCTGCAGACACATTGACTAACCAGTTCACGGCTGCATCAACTCAATCTGGTGTCCCTATGTTTTGGAATGGCCAAGCGTCACGCACAGGAGCTGCACAAACCATTTCAGGAACTTGGGCTGATTGGCTAGCCAAAACTGCTTTATCTAATAATGCTCGTATGTGGGACGGCATTGCCTCGGCGCTTTACGATGTTTTTATTGTTGACCCATTTACTTTGACTGGCACTCAAAACTATTTCACAGATGGCACACCTGACCCTCTCAACATTTCTCAAAAATACGACCAGATAACGTTTGACAGTCTTGCCGATAACTACTGGACTCAGGTTTCTGTAGCACCTGACGGTCTTGCTACTCAGACTGTGACAAAGGTGGGCGAGACTGCGCCGTTTCGTACTTATCAGGTGAACACTAATAATCCGACTACTGGGCAGGCGTTGGACTTTGCCAATTATCTGTTGGGTAACTATCAGACACCTAAGTTTGCAATTAGTTCTGTTTCGTGTTTGGCTGAGGCTCAGACTGGTGCAATGTTGCTAGACAATTTTGCTGGTTTTACACAGACTTTTGCTGGCACAGTGGGTGTTCAGACTGAGGTTGTTTTTCGTGGCACTACGTTTGTTTGTGTGATTGAGGGTGTCACTATGTCGGCCACCCCTGCCGGTGCTCGGTTCACTTTTTATCTTTCGGGTGCAGACCTGAACGCTTATTTGCTGCTTGACGATTTGACTCGTGGCACGCTCGACAACAACAGATTAGGATACTAAACATGGCTACACCACCAGATTTCACAACAGGCCAAGTGCTTACAGCAGCGCAAATGAACGCCGTCGGGCTTTGGGAAGTTGCTTCTGCTTCTTTTACAAGCATCACAGCAGCATCGCCGTTAGTGCTTTCTAATGTTTTTACAACGGATTACCCTCACTACAAAATCGTCATGTCATGGACGCAGGCCACAGCAGGTGGATACTTGAACATTAGATTACGAAA